AAACGAAACAATGAAACCCAAGTTACTCTGGAGCTATTTGATGATCCAGAGGGATGCCCACAAAGCAAGCAGGACTTAACGGAGGAGGACTTGTTCTCTGCCCCAGAGTTCTACCTGTGGTGGGAATGCATGGAAGAACCAATGGAGATAACAATGCTCGCAGAAAAGGGCATTGACAGTTCTTCCACTTCCAGAACAATTCACACAATCAAACTAAACTAATAAAAAAATATGGATAACGAACAAAAATACACGCTACAAATACTTAATCAGCTTCTAGAGGAAGTATTCGATATAGAGTTTGAAGCTAGACCTAAACACCTTCAAAACATTGTTGAAGAAGCCGAAGACCTTTTAATAGCTAAAGGTATTCGTTACAGAACACCAACAAATATCTAAACCAAAAAATATCTAAAAAAATATGAAATACGAAATACAAGTTCACGACATCCAGTTCTCAATGATTGACGAGGATGGAAACGAGTTGCCGAACAAGGATGGTTCGCCAAAACTCTTTACTCTTAATCCTAAATGCGATGCTAGCTGGATAGCTGATTCAATGCAAGCTGATTGGCTTGAGGAATGGGAACATGATATTGCTCCCAAGAGCAAGGGTTATTCAATGCAGGAGACTATGGAGTTCGTTCGTGACCACTACTTACAGTGGGAGCTAATCGGACATCATACGGATCACGATGCCTACTTGGAGTTTCACAACTACAGGAACGCTACGCACTTCTGCTGTTATCCCCATGCGGATGAGAATTCTCTCATTGAGGGCATTCACTTCATCATGGATATGCACTACCGCAATAAAGCGGAGGAGGAAGCTCATGCTAGCCTTTAATGAAAGCCAAGCGATTAAATATGGACTCAAGGAAGCAATCATTCTTCACAAGGTTATCTTCTATATCCTACTCAACCGCAAGGAGGACAGGAATCTTCGCAATGGGAGACACTGGACATTTAACCCAAGAGATAAGTGGAGAGAGATTTTCCCAATGTTTTCTAAGCATCAGATATGGAGATCATTCAAAAGCCTTGAGGAACAGGGTGCTTTGGTCACTGACTCGTTCAATCGCATGGCTTATGACAAAACCACTTGGTATAGCCTTTCGGATGCGATGCTCAAAGAGTGCCTTGCGGATGAATACTGGAAGAAAGCCATTTACAAAAGTGTGAAACCCGTTTACAAAAATGCAAAACCAATACCATTAAACAAAAAAATTATACAAGTTAATCCATACTAATTATGAATGCAGATCAGACAGAAGCCCAACAAGAGCGTATACAAACAAGGATTGAAATGATTCGCACTGAATCCAGAATCCTTTCCTACAAGATAGAGCGAATGGAACAGCAACGCCATCAGCTACAGGAAGAGAAAAGAAAACTCAAAGAGGTATTAGATGCGGAGGTTTCCAAATGAGTCACTTCTACGATTGCTCCAATGATCCATTCCTCACCAAAGCAGGAACACCATCTCAAGCCAAAAAGGTCGGTGCTTTTCCGTCTGTAACCACAGTGATGGGAATCATCAAAGACCCCTTCTTGGATGGGACTTGGTCGCCAAATAAATTCGTTGAGCTAGCTCGTGAAAACGAAGATTGGGACATGGAAGAAATCAAGAGGCGTAAGTTTGGTATGCGGGAATCCCCCATTGATGGCTCTGAAATAACAGCATCGGAGTTCGGGACGACAGTTCACGGAAGGCTGGAGAAGCACATCAATGACATGATCGATGGCAGAAAGCCCAAGCTGGACACTGTGTGGGACGAGTGGGCTGAACCCTTCCTCAAGCACCTTGTTGATAATCAGATTGAACCCATCAAGGCAGAGATGATTGCGTGGGATGATGAGATAAAGGTGGCTGGTAGCGTGGACTTCGTTGGTAAAATGCCAGACGGCAAATATTATATGGCTGACTACAAGTGCAGGGACTGCAAGGGTCGTGGTGGAAAGTTCTACGAGAAGAAGGACTGCACCCAGCTGGCTATCGAAAGTTGGATGCTGGCTAGAATGTGGGAGCTAGAATATCTTCCGTGGATTACAAGCGTCTGCATAGACATCGGCACGAAGAAACATTACCACAAGGAGTGGAGTTGGAAGCAGATGCAGAAGGGTATCGAACGCTTCAAGCTAACTGCGGAAATATACTGGATGGACTTCATGAACCCCTAGTATGAATGCTTATCTCTTAAAGTATACTCATGGCGATGGGGATACTGTTTTCTATTGCTGGAAGATAGCCAAGGACGAAAAGACAGCGTTCAAGTTTGCATTCGGAGTTTCTCAAAAAAAGAATCAAACACAAATATCTACCAAGCGTGGACTAAAAATTAAATTAATCGAAATCGAATCCCATGAAGTATCTGAAGCATTCCCAATTAGCCCAGTATCGAAAAAAGAACCTACCAAAGAAGTGTCCAATAATGGAGAATGGATGCTCTAATCCCTGCGTGGATCACAACCACACAAGTGGCATGGTGCGTGGTGTTATATCCATGGAGGGCAATACTTTTTTGGGTCGTGTGGAAAATAGTTTCCGAAGGTTTGGGACAAGCTCCGATGTGGGTCTCGCAAGGATACTGAGAAACATGGCTGACTACTTGGATCAAGGTGACACGGAATACCTTCATCCAGTTGGATTGCGTCAGCTAGCTTCTAGGTTTAAGAGGTTAGTCGTTGGTGATCAAGAGTTTGCACTAAAAAAGATGGGTGCAAAAAAAAGTGAAATAAAAGCTTGCACTAACTCAAAGCAGAGGACAGCATTGTATCGAAAGTTAATTACTAATTATGGAAAATAAAAACATACTACAAGAAATCCAATCGGAACTCAAAGCTCCGAAGGGTCAACGCAATAACTTCGGCAACTACAATTATCGTAGTGCTGAAGATATTTTAGAAGCAGTGAAGCCACTACTCAAGAAGCACAACTGTGCATTGGTTATCAATGATGAGGTGCTTGAGGTGGGTGGTCGAGTTTATGTAAAGGCTACAGCTATGTTGGCTTTTGAAAGTCAGCCATTCGCAAGTGCCTCTGCATTTGCTCGTGAGGCAGAAAACAAGAAGGGTATGGACGAGGCTCAGATCACTGGATCGGCTAGCTCATACGCTCGTAAGTATGCACTGAATGGCTTGCTAGCTATTGACGATACGAAGGATGCTGACTTCACAAATCGTCACGGCAAAGATTCTCCAGCTACCAAGAAGGTGGCTAAAACTAATAACGAACTAATATAGGAGGTAAAAGATGAGTAATGTAACTCAAGAGTATGACAATACCAACAAAGGTGCGATGTTTAAAAACGATCGCAAAGAAAAAGAGACTCACCCAGACTTGGGTGGAACTCTTAATGTTGGTGGAACTGACTACTACATTAACGCTTGGAAAAAAGAATCCAAGAAGGGTGTGCCATTCTACTCCATTTCCGTAAAGGAAAAGGTAGCCAAAGAAGTGGTCAAATCCGAAGAGCCATTTTAATGTAGTGTTAGTCGCATAAATGAGGGAGGATGGGAGTTTTTAGTATTTGGTCTCCTGTCCTCCCTTTTTTTATCAAAACCAAATAAAAATATAAAAATGATTACTTCAGAAAATAATACAAACAAGCTACCAGATAGCGGTAGCAGAACGAGCTTCTCCACTGGTGCAGTGCGGGACGCTATGGAGGGGAAGGGTTTTCCATCCATGATTCCAACTTGTGCATTAAAATCAATGGCAAAACGCTTTGAGGATGGTGCAAGTAAATACGGCAAGGACAACTGGAAAAAGGGTATACCCCTGTCTCGCTATTGTGATGCCGCTAATCGACACCTCTGGGCATTGCGTGATGGAATGACTGACGAGGATCACTTTGGTGCTGTCCTTTGGAACATAGCCTGCTGGCAGAAAACCAAAAGAATGATTGACAGTCATCTCCTACCAGAAGAACTTAACGACCTATAATTATGGATTACATAGATCAATATCAAGAGGCTCGTATAAACAAGTTTTCCACAAGCGAAGATAAAAAAGCTAGGGAAAATTTTTATGAGGGAACTAGGAAAGACATCCAGTGGGCGAAGAATAACTCGCTGATTCGTGAGATGAGTTTCGAGGATTACCTAGAGGTTAACAACAGACCATACAGTGAAATAACTCCAGAAATGCGTAAGGTTATTTTATCCGATCTGAACATACCAACTTGGATTCTAGCTCAATATTATGAGCTAGCTCCATCGACTGTCACAAACCTTCGCAGGAAATCAAGGGTGAAGGCTAAGGAAGAGGGAACAAAATGCTAATGGAATTATCCGACAGCATACCTCAATCCCAGAGTTTCTATAGCTCCGAGGCAGAGAGAAGCGTGATCGCTAGCATTGTATCCGAATCAGATGGAGGCGTGTATGATGACCTAGCTAGCATTATAACGGAGGATGATTTTTATGAATCCGCCAATCGTGAAGTGTTCAAGGCTGTGGGTCGTCTGGTAAACCAGAAGACTACCATCGATGAAGTTACATTGAGTGACGAGCTAAGGTCATCCAACAAGCTTGATCAAGTGGGGGGCTTGGGATACATCTTTAAGATAATGGATGCTCCTTGCACACCACTGTCTGGAATGTCATCGGCAAAAATTGTTCGCAAGCATAGCCAGTCTCGCAAGCTAGCTCGGCATTATAGGTTACAGTTGGAGTGCTTGACAGAGAACCAGTCTCCATCGGATGTAGCAACAAAGTCAGAAACCGAGATACGAAGTATCATGGACTCCGTTGATACCAAGAAGGAGACTCTCAAGGATTCCGCAGAGGAATTGAGAACTCGACTCAACAGTATGTATGATGGGACTTACCAGTGCAAAAAAATACCCACTGGTATCGATCACTTGGATGACAAGCTAGATGAGGGTGGCATAGGCAAGGGGGAGGTCTGCGTGATAGCAGCACCAACGAGTTGCGGTAAATCGCAGTTGGCTCTGAACTTTGTTCTCCGTAACTCCATCGTGGACAATATTCCAAGCTGTATATTCAGCTTTGAAATGCCAGCTAATCAGCTAACCAAGAGAATGGCACAAACATCATCCTGCATTAACTTGGGTAGATATAAGGATGCCATGGTCACAACGGAGCAAAGGGAGAAGGTGGATGAAGCGATTACCAAGATAGGTAAAGCACCCATATATACTGAACACAGTGTTCGTGGTATCGATGATCTTCGATCAAAAGCCAGACGCATGAAGCGTAGGCATGGTATCGAAATCGTTGTCGTGGACTATCTGCAACTCATTCCTTTTAAATCCAATCTTAGCAAGCATGAGGGAATATCGCAGGCATCACATGGCATCAAGCAGATGGCTATGGAGTTGGATGTAGCAGTTATTCTATTGGTGCAAGTCAATCGCACTGGTGCTATGAGGGACTCTGGCTTGGTTCTGTATGACCTAAAGGACTCTGGGGACATTGAGAATGATGCGGATATTGCATTGCTTATGTGGCCTCGTGGTGGAAGCGTTGACCACTGTCGTGAGACTGATGCCAATGGCGTTTCTTACCTAGCGATGGACTACAATGTAGCCAAGAATCGTGAGGGTGAGCGTGACCTGCATGGGACATTCACATTCCTCAACCACATAGGAAGGTTTCAATAATGAAAA